AAGTTGACAGCTCTGACCGTGCCTGCTGCATCTTTAATTCCGTCCATAATGCCATAACCTGCAAGAGTATTGGCTTTATTTGCTTTTTTTGCAAGATTTGTGTCAACTGTATCAAGCCTTGCTCCAAGTGAATTAGAACCGCCTCTTGCCGTGGCAATCTCTCGGCTGATTTCAACAAAAGTGCCGATACTTTCGCTGCTTATCTTGCTGTTTTCGGCAAGGCTCGGAGTTACCATGACTTTTAAAGTCAGCGGAGTATTTAACACCTGCGTTTCGCCGTTTGCAATCTTAATTTCGATTGCCAAAAAGCCCGATGTAGAGTTAAAGTTTTCTAACGGCACGGTAATCAAATCTGCTGTGCTGTTCAGGGTGCAAGCAACTGAGTCCGAAATTAAATATCCGTCCGTTGCAAAGGTTGCAGTTACTGTGCAATCTGTAAAGGTCAATTTTTCACCGCTTGCCGTTAAAGTTACATCAAGATAGCGTGTTGCTTTATCGTTGACGTTGACAATACCAACAATATTTGGTGCATTTCGATTATTAACATCAATCGTAACCGATTTATGTTTTATACTAATTGCCATTATCTTTTAAACCTCCTTTGGATTTTTAACAAATCAGACATTGACATGTCTAAATTGCCGATTGTAATTTCTTTGTACTTCTCTGAAATGCTGTCATAGACTGTTTTAGCCACTTTCTTCACAATTTCAGTGCCGTCTGGCATAACTACTGTTACATTATCGTATAGACCTAAGTTATACATTTTGATAAGCTCAGATTCGAGATTAACGGTAATACTCAAAGATTCGGCTGATTGTGAATTCTCATATTTATAAGTGGCAACTTGACTTCTTAACGCATCTCTTACCTCGTTATAATTAGTGCCATCCATTGGATTTACGATATATTTTTTTATTTTGCTCGTGCAATCAAATAGATATGTGTTTTTAATCGTGCGCCTGAGTTCAGTTGGATACAACTCAATTGCGGTTACAACAACCTCGGTGCCAGATGTAGTTTGACAACGGGCATATGGCAAAACATGTGTAAAATACTCTCCGAGTGATGCCGTTTGCTTATAATCAGACACATTCGCTCCAAAAGCTATTCGATAACCACTGTGGTTTATATTCGGCTTATTAAATATAATCGAAAAATTCTTAAATCTTAACTCCCCTTTGAACAAAGCGACTAACCCCTCTGAGTCATCGTTGAAAATGGTTTCAAATTTTTCAGCTGTATTAAAGCCGAGCGAAAATTCTCTTTTTTTCAAAATATCAGATGAAAATGAAAAAAAGTTATAAGGCGCGGCTCTAAACCAAACTGGTGAGCTGTCTCCGGGTTCCATTAGACTGTTGATTATCTCCGACGGTGTTGCGTTTATTGTGTGATTGTGATAGACTGGCTCTACGCCATTTTGAAAAAACAATCTTGACACATGCTCACCTGATATGGTTAAATCGCCGCATTTGTCTGCCTCGATTTTTGTTACATAAAAAAGTTGAGGTCCGTCTTTACTGTTGGCTTTAGCTTTTATGTAAGATCCAAGGTTTATATATTTTAAAAGTTTATCATTGCTTTTTACTTTTGCGGCAAAACTATAAGCGCCATTGCTTTCCATTGTTGTTAAAAATTCTGTACAATCGGTCAAAAATCCAAGGCCGTTTGTCTGATACAACGGCTTTGTTGTGATGTACTGATCGGCCGTTTTATATATTATAGGTTGCATTTTTAAAGTCTCCTAAAATTTGGTTTGATTTCGAGCGTTGTAAATGCATCTGCCTCCGTTGATGATAGCTTAATTGTGTTCAGCCCCGGCGAAAGAAGCGGAAATTGTGTGCAACTTATATAACTATTAGCAAGGTTAGTTTTAGCATTAAAATAAGCGGACTGGTCGGTTGAGTCTAATTCGATGTGGTCTTGACTTGTTTCTTTTGTAATCATCAAAATCGGACTATCGTTAACCGACAATGTCAACGGCTTTATTTTCGAGCCTGTGTTAATAATCTTAATAAGTGGCTCTGCGGTGTAATTTTCAGGATTATAGACTTCGATTTCTGCGTTTTGTGTCGAGGTCAATTTTGGTCGGATAATCTCCTGCCCTAAGTCGCTGTACCAAAACGGTTCTCGACTAAGATTTATAGTCGTTGACAAGCAAAGGGGGGCAACCTCTTCTATTGGTTCGACCCCTGTGCAAATCGCTTTTGTAAAATAACCGGGGTTGTATGTGTCCCTAAAGATTTTATATTTGCCGTCCCAAACGGTAAGCCATTCAGCAAACGCTCTTACAAGCTCTGCATTGCTTTCGTTCGGTACAATGTACGGATAACTGTTGACTTCAAGCTGCATTTCAACATTATCAAAAACGCCATTGTCGGAAATCACTCCGCCATTTTTGCCGTAGACAGAGGTAAAATCAAAATTACGCTTTGCAATTTGATATTTGGGAGGTGTAGCTATAAAAAAGCCTATTGTCCGTAAATCAGTGCCGTTGTACGTAAAACTATGCCTCATTTTTAACCTCCCCACTTTGATACTTCACCGACAAGTGTCTGCATGATCGCATTTGATACACGGCGGTTAAAATCATCAACATCCATGTCATTATTGATGTTTACATCGCCTGCAAATTTAATTTCAATCGTAGGCGAATTTGTAACAGCTTTCAACATTTGACCGTTTACCGTCGCATTTTGGCTCTGGGTGCGAATGTCCGCAAATTTATTGTTGATCGCTCCGATTGGATTACCTTCAACCGCTGACAGGGCTCTCGATGTTAAAGACCTTACCGTCTTTTGTGTTTCTTCAATTTCATCCTCAATACCAAGGCGGTAACCTTCACCAAAATATCTGCCTAACTTTCGAGTTTTTCGGCTCGGTGAGCGTGAATCCTGTGCTTTTGCAGCCGCTGTAATATTAGCCTTAACCATTTGTGCAGCTGGATTATCTTCACCGCCAAATAACGTAACTAACATATCAATTATGCCGTCAAAATAACCTTGGTCAAACATTTCGGCCAACGATTTACCATCTTTGTATGTATCTCCAACGCCTTTTTTTACTGATCCTGTTACAGTTTTACCGCTTTTTTCAAGTTTTTCCTTCGAATCTTTACTTTCAAGCGTGTTGGCAGCTCCGTTAACGCCTTTTTCAGCCGCATCTTTACTATTTCCTTCAAGTTTTTTAAGCTCCCCAGTCGCCTTATCTACAAGCTCTTTTGCATTATCAACCATTTTTTGGGTTACGCCCGGTTGATTTTCAGCCATTGCAGTTTTTAAGAGTTCGTAGTTTGCAGTAAAGTTCGTGAGCTGATTTTCAAGGCTCTCTTTCGAGCCTGTTTCGGCATCAATAAAACCTTCTTTGATTTTCTTCTGCTGTGCGTTGATTTCGTCAGCTTTGCCCGTAGCGATTGCAGCGACCGTGCCGTACATATCGTTGTATTTAGCAAGTTCGATTTCTGCTCTTTCCTGCAATTCTTCGGCTTCTTCGACTTGGTCTGTTGTTACGCCTTCGACACCGTCCTTGTATGCCGTCCTTAAATTCTCGGCATTTGTCCTAAAATCATTGACCTGCTGTTCGAGAGCAGCTTTGTTACCGGTGGTACAAGTAACGATGTTGTTAGACAGATAAGTCATAGATTCTGTAATACTCTCTGCGTTTTCAGATGCTGTGGCGGCTGATAAATTTTCCCAGTTTTGGATTGTGGTGTTGTACTCAACGATTTTGTTTTGATATTCTTTGTATTTGGCTTCGGCTTCCTTAAGAGTTTTTTCTTTCTCTTTGAGGTTATCTTTAGCTTTTTGACTTTCAGCACCGTATGCCGCGCCAAATGATGATAAAGCACGCTCGTTTTCAGCTGTATTCTGCTTATTCCGTGCGTCTTTAAGGTATTTTTGAAAATCGGTTTGCGAGATTTTTCCGCTCTCAAATGCCCACCCCGCAATTTTGATTATTTTTTTGTTTCTGTCAAGTCCTTCTGTATTATATTTTTGTGCAGTTTTCGCTGCACTGTCGCGCTCTTCTTGTGCCTTTTTCTTTTTGGCATAAGCGCTTATTGCATCAGATTTTGTTTCAGACAGCCCTGACACAGCAGTCTGATAAGCATCTTCTGTTGCTGACAACATAGCAAGCGCTTTTTTTGATTCAAGTGCATTATCTATTGAATCTTTAAGGCCTTCATAAGACTTTATAACATTACCGTTCCAAGTGATTTCATTGTCTGTAACTCTGCTCAGCTCATTTGTGATAAATTTCGCCCTGTCTTCGTAGCCTTTTTTGACTTTGCCGTTTTGGTCTACAATACCTTGCAATTCGCCCCACAAATCGTCATAATATTGAAATTCACTTTCAACCTCAGACGCCGCATCTTTCTTACTCTGCACATATTCATCATTAGCATCTTTCAGCTCTTTGATTTCTTCCTGAGCCTGTTCATGTGCTTCGTTGAGCTTGTCCTGTGACTCTTTTGCTTCATCGTTCGCACTTGCGATTGACCACAAGGATCCTACAAGCGTAGCCGCTAAGCCTACGATGATACCGATTGCGTTTGATTTCTGTGCAAGGTTAAGACCTTCCTGCGAAATTTTGGCAGTCTCTGTAGCAATTCTGAGGCTTTTATATGCGCCTATAAGGCTTTGTACACCGTTTACAACAACGGTTGTTTTTTTGCCTACCCAAATGCCACCTACAAGAGAGCCGACAATTTTAAGTGTTGGGATGATATCTTTGGTGTGCTTACTCGCAAAATTACAAAGTTTTTTGACTTCGGGAAATAGTGATTTGCCAATAGGATTAATGACATCAGTTTGCACCGTTCTGCCAAGGCTTGCCCAATCAGCTTCAACATCATCATATTTGATGTCTTTAATCTTTTTCATGGTATTTTTGGTCTTGTCGGCAGAGCCATTAACTTTCATTAAGGCTTTTACACCGTCAATGCCCAAATCTTCCCACATCGTACCGAAGAGGTCAACGCCTGCCTGATTCTGCTTGACCTTATCGTCCATCTCAAAAAGAGCCTTTAAGACTTCTGATGTTGCTGATTTTGCGCTGTCTCCGCCTTTCGCAAATCTTGCCTGCAAATCCTCAATACTGCCTTTTGTACCTTTGCCTGCAGATTCGAGGTTTGCAAGATTTTCTTTCGCTGTTTTTAAAGCTTCGGAATACTCTGCGATTTTGTCGGCATTTTTTTGCTTTGTCAATTCGCTTGTTGAATCGTTAAAGCCTTTTTGCTCCTCTTTTGCATAGTAAAGATTTTTTTCGAGCTTTGCGACTTCGTCTTTAGCTTTTTGAATGTCCTCAGCCGAAGCTTTTGCGCCGTAGCCGAGAAGAGCAAATCCCTCCTGCGTACTCGAGGCTGTGTCCTTAGAGCGTATGCCAAATTCTTTCATCGCATCGCCAAGCTTGTCGATACTGAAAGTACCTGCTTTAGAGCCATTTTCAAGCGAATTAAAAAATTCATTTGCATCATAGCCGAGTTGCTTGTAATGTACGGAGTATTCATTGATTGTATCAAGCAAATCGCCGTTTTTATTAAGGCCTTTTTGACTGCCCTGCGCAATGAGATTAAAAGCATCTTCGCCTGTTATGCCAAACTGCTCCATAAGCATGTTGACCGCTCTCAAAGTTTCGACAAAATCGTAATCGTATGTATCTCTCAATGTAAAGAGATTTTCGGTCATATCTTTAAGCTTACTTGGATTGGTCTCGTTCGTTGTCTGCTTAATCAAAGCAAGGACATTTGCAACTTCTTCCTGAGATTCGCCGAAATTTCCTTTGTAAACATCTTCAAGGACATCTTTGTACTTTGTCATCTCCTCGGCGGTCAAGCCGGTTTGAGCCTGCAAGGAATTTAAAGCTTTTTCTTCACTGTTTGCACTTATGACAGTTCCGGTCAACGCTCCGCCGACCGTTGTTGCCGCTGCACCTGCTTCTTTTAAGGCATCACCGACAGCAGATTTAAGGTTGTCGGCGGATGACTTAACATCATCCATTTCTTTCTTGACTTTTGACAAATCTGTTTTATTCGACTTATTTTCAAGGCTTTTAAAGCTGTCGCCGACTTTAACAACGCTTGTTTCGGTTTTTGACATCTCACTTCGGGCAGATTCGAGGTTTATTGCATTTGCTTTTTCTTCGGTTTCCGCAAGCTGTTCAGTGAAAGTTTCAAGTTTGCTTTTCGCTTTTTCGACTTCACGCTGATAAGCTCTGTACTGTTCGGTTGAGATTTCGCCGTTTTTGGCCTGTTCTTCGACCTGATCCTGTACATCAAGTAACTTTTTAAGGGCAGATTTGCTGTTTTCAATTTGTTCTTTTAGCACTTCTTGCTTTTGAGCAAGCAAAACAGTGTTTTCAGGGTCAAATTTTAACTGCTTATTAATTGCAGTCAATTCTCTCTGCAAGCTCGAGGATGAGGACTGTACAGCTTTTAGGGATTTCTGTAAATCCATTGTATCGCCGGCAATTTTAACGGTAATGCCTTTAATCGTAGATGCCATATCTGTCCTCCAATTCTTTATATCTGTTCATAAACTCGCTGTACTGCTCCGTCGAGATTTCTTTGTTTTCAAATCTTTCCGTTACGAAAGGCAATACAGATTTCATTTTCTGATATTTTTCTTCATTCTCGTGGATGTTTTTGTTGTTTCGTAATGCAAAATAGGTTTCGACATAATCAAGCACAAAACCTATTGTAAATCTTTGTAAATCTGCGACAGTCAGACCACACCTGACGGCATAAGATAAGACTTCTTTTGCCGTCAGGAAAGTTCCGTTTAGGTCGCTGTCGCTGTCACTTTTGGGTTGTCGCTTTTAAGACTGTCAACAATGAGATCAACGATTTTACCTATCGCAGAAATAGCGTCCTTAATGCTGATTCCTTTTGACCAAGCCTTAAAATTAGGAATCGTATCGTCTGCCGTTTTTGCCGCTGCCCATAAAAGCTTTACAGCAGTGCCAAATTTTACATCATTGAGATTCGGGACAAGAACACGGTCGGTATCACGCAGAAAGCTGTGGCCTTTGAATGTGTCCTCGTAAATGAGCATTGTATATGCCGTAACCTCAACCTCAACATTTTTATCGTTAATAACAACTGTATCTTTCATACTTTAACCTACTTTTAAAATTATACTGTTCCGGGATTTGACTTAACAGTCGGCACTACAACGCTGTCGGGCAGAGTATCGGCATATGATGTATAGCGCACAAAGTCATTGTCAGGGCGTGGTTTTGCTGTGACCGTAAAGGTCGGAAACTGTGGATCAAAGTTACCTTCTGATGTCTTGTCGTTTCTGCTCGCTCTTGCAGCTACGCAGTCAAAATAAGTGTCAATCTCGTAGAGCTTGTCACCTTTGTATGTTTCCTTTGCAGCGAGGAGGGCAAATCTTGGCATTACCTTAATGCCACCCTTTTCGATGATACCGCCCTCAGTTGCTTCATCATTGCCGAACCAATCTTTTTCGATGTCATCAATAATAGAGATGAGTTCGAGGCTGATCGTGTAACCTCCATTTGCACTTGCAACGATAAGAGGGAGACCGTCTCCATATACTGTGTTCGAATCGCCGATAGGCTCAGCGCCAATGCTTCTGCCCCCGGCTTTATCAGACTTAAACCACACGGGCTTAGCGTATGTGATTTCGCCTGTGCTGCTTTCTGTCAGCACAGCATAGCCTACTTTTCTAATAGTTTTGTTCATTAATAAACACTCCTTATGTTTTTAAATTCTTTTTATACCGTTCAAATCACCGCCACCAAAAGCTTCCGATGATTTGATAAGCTTTTTTATTCCGGCTTCAAATTCATTATGGATTTTTTCTGTTGCCGGAGCAATGTGCATCTTCGGCTGTATCGTTCCGCCTTTTTTACCTCTCTTTTTACGAGCTTTTTCAAGAAGATGTGTAAGCCGATACTCAGGTTTTTCCGCATAAACTGTTTTTTCGTAAAACCTAAATGTTTCGTTCGTGATTTTTATTCTGAACGATTTGCGATATTTTTTTCTTCTGCCGACAGGTGCATTTTTTTTGATTGCGTTTTTAAGTTCTTCGGCTTTTTCATCAACCAACAACCGCACGCCCATTTGGATGTCAGCCGAATAGGTTGCAAGTTCTTTTGATAAAGTATCGCCGATTCGGTCAATACCGACTTTTTTGTAACTACTCATCGAAAGTCACACTCAGATTGTAATAACTTACACAAAGTTTATTCGTTGTGTCCCACGCTCGGTCAGGCTTTGTCCACCCTAAATTGTTATCAGCAAGCCACTTTTCAAAATTTGTTTCGCTCTTGTGGTCGTCTTTTGCTGTGTAAAGCTCTATGATTATTTTTGCATTTCTCCAAAGCAATTCACTGTCTGCGTAAACGCCTGATTCGTCGCCCTTAAAAAAGACCAGATAAGGAGCAGGAGTTGATTTGTTGTAATCTGCCTCTACGCATTTAAAGTCACAGGACTTTATGAGTTCGACAAATTCGTCATAATTCTTAAAATACATCTGCACCACCCTCATACAGTCCCCTCTGTGACAGGCTCAAAATCGAACAAGGGGGATTTTTGCTTTTATCGTGCTGAATTTGTTCAATCTTGAACCGTGTGCCGTCAATGATGACCGCCATGTCCGTTCGCAAGTTTTCGTCCTTGTGGATATGTATGACCTTTGACAGTTCAATGTCGTTCTGCTTTGCACCATAAAAACGAGTTACCCCGATTTTTTCGTTGCCGAAACGATATTTTTTCAGGCTGTCAGCAATGATGTCATCGTTTTCATCCGTTTCATAGATTTTTGCAACACCGTCATTAAAGGTTAAAAAATCTATGTTATTCTTCAGTATCATACATTCGCACCTCATATTCCTGCCTTAATTTCAAAATTTCGTTCTCGAAATTGTGGTCGAACATTTCAACAGCGTTCGAGTAAGCATAACGGCAATAGTCAAACAGCAAACTTCTTGCCCTTGTCGGTCGTTCAAAGTCCTCATCAGTAAGCAGAGGGTTGTAATCGCGGAGGTGCTGTTTTCCATTGGCTATAATCAGTTCAATTTTCAACTTTGTGCTTTCATCTGTTTCGATGTGCTCACGGTCAAAATCGAGCATGTTAACTACATCGTTCATAATTTCCATTGTTCAACACCTCCGCAATAAATTAAACTGTTGTTGCCTGATTAAGAGTTACCTTAATTTCGGCAGGATTAAGCGCTGAAATATCGAGCTTAAGAAAATCGTTTGTGTGAAGCGAAAAACCTGTTGCATAAGCTTTAATGAGATATACTCTGTTGTCTTCAAGAAACTGGTACTGGTCAGAGTAATCAAGCTTACCTTCCTTGCCTGTTGAGAGGCAGGCTTTATATCTTGAAAGCTGACCAATAACAGCAGTGCCTTCTGTAACCATTTCAGACGGATAAACATTTGTAGGGAACGGGAAAAGGTTGTTTTTATATGAGCCGTCAGTTGCAAGAACCGTAGTTGCAGGAATGATTTTTGTGAGATAATCAACAGGATTTACGATGAGGTCAACCGATGTAATGTTGTTGGTTTTACCGCCCTTGCCCTTTGCGAGTTTTGCAACAACATCCATATATGACTTAATGTCAAGGCTTGTGAGCTTTGTTGCTGTTTTTTCAGTGTATGCACCTGCCTTTACAGCGCCCTCGGGGTCTTTCAGCATACCGATAGGCTTTCCGTTGCCGTCGCCGTTGATAAAACCGTCCTCGAGGGCATATGCGAGCGCATCAGCAAGGATTCTGCGGACATATGCGTCGATGTATATAGCGCCGAGGTCAAGTATATCCTTTGGAACAGGAATAAAGGCGCTTACCTTTGATGTTGAAAAGTCCTTTTCCTGAATTGTGCCGGCAAGCTCCTGTGTGATTTTTGAGCTTAAAGCGCCCCAAGCGGCGAGCTGTTTTGTGTCTGTGGCAAAAATCGCCTTAACAGAGCCGTATGTGTTTTCGATGCCGATTGCATCAAGCAGAGGATGATTGTTTGTAATATCCTCAAGCACTGTGTCAAGAATTGTCTGCGGAATTGTAACATCAAGACCTGTGAGAGCCTGCTTAACATCGGCAGATTTTGCCGCTGTGACAAAATTGTTATAAAACTTCTGCTCTGCACTTGTAAGCTGTCTGAATCCTCTCTTTGCAAGGATTGTGTTGTCGGCTGTTTCGCCGATTTCCTGTGCGACCTCAATGATTGACTGCTGAATGCTGTCAGCGTAGGCATTGAGAGCCTCGGTCATTTTCGTTTCATCTTTTGAATCAATGGCAGTTTTCAAGTTCTGCGCAAACTTTGCTTTTGCGTTCTTAATCGCATCAAGATTCTTCATTTTTTAATCTCCTTTATAAATAATTTTTGTTTTTGAAATACTCTTCAATAAAGCCAAAACTATCCTTTCCTTCGGGATTTTTCAGTTTTGGCTCGGGTGGTGTCTGTGGTTCAGGCGGTTCAGGCTTTGCACCAAGCATTTTTGCAAGTTCTGCCGCTGCCTGTTTTGCTTTTGGATTCTTCTTTTGCTGTGCATCGTCAACGATTTCTTTTGATTCGGTTAAGTCAACCGGATCAAGAATTTCGTCACACAAGCCGATGTCAAAAGCTTCCTGCGCAGTCAAAAATGTTTCTGCATTGAGGAGCGGTTCGAGGGTTTCCCTCGTGAGCTTATCGCCTGCATGCACAAGATAAGAATTTGTACTCGCTTCGCTGATTTTGTCGAGCTGAGCTGCAAATTCTCTATGCTCTTTCGCATTTCCGTAACAACCGCCGATTGCATGATGGATCATCATTGTTGTGTTTGACGGCATTACGATCTTGTCAGCCACCATTGCAACGACAGAGGCAATTGAACAAGCCATACCGTCAATGTATGCAGTGACCGGCACACTCTGCCGTTTGAGCAAATTGTAAATTGTCACACCTTCGTCAACAAATCCGCCCACGGAATTGATGTAGATTTCAATGCCTTCAATTTTACCTGCTTTTTCAATTGCTTTACGAATATATTCGGCGCTTGTTTTGGATTCAATAAGGTCGCCCCAAATATTCAAGTAGCTCGGCTCAATTTCACCGTAAAGATAGATCTGCAAGACACTCTGATTTTCAGCAATCTGCTTGATGTTGTAATTTCTACTTTTCATTTATTCACCACCCTTCAAAGCATTTGCTATTGTTTGGTAATTTTTAGTAATGTAATATGTATGCGCCCAAGCCTCTGAGCAAGGGAGCATGTTGCAATATTTTTGAGCCTGCGCAGGTGTCAGCACACCGCTGGCAATTGACTTATCAAGATTATTCGCCTGACTGATTGCGTCAATATGTCTGACTGTCGTTGTGTCAATCAGTAGATAATTACCTTTGCTAAATTCGGTAGCGCCGAATCTCTTTTTTGTAATCTCTTGCTCAAACATACTTGCAATCGGATCAATTGCGTTTCCAATAGCGCAATCCATTGCATCAGACAATTGCGATGCTTCACCGCTTAAAATTGCCGGCGGAATGTGCAAAGCATTGCCAACAATCGTGTATGCCTCGGTTTTTAACTTCTGAATGTCGTTAATCTCGCTGTTCGTAGTCTTTCCGGCATCGGTTGACGGCTCGGTGTAGTGCATGCCTTTGTACAGAGGCATAACAGCGTTCTTATTCGCGTAAAACGCTTTAAACTGCTTTGCCAAAACTTTGTTGTAAGTCTCAGCGAAGTTTTCGTCGCCGAAGCTGTAATTATCCATCTCTAAGATGCCTTTGTGACCGACAGCTTTGTTATATCTTTCTTGAGCCGATAACATTAATTGCTCGTAAGTGTTGCACATATCCGATAGTAAACCGTTAAGAGCGAAGTTATTGTATCTGAGGTAAATTACCTCACTTTCAAGAAAAGTGCGTTGGTATGTAAAATTACGACAAGTAACGCTATTGAATGTATCGTCAATCAAAGTGTGTTCCGTCCTCGAAAAGCTATCAGCAATCATAAGCTGATTATCGGCAGTTTCAACAATTAGAAGTTCGTTATCAAAAATCAATTTAGCCACAGCCTGCGTAAAAAACTCAATTTTGGTTTGATGCTTATTCGGCGAATAGTTCCACAGATAGTATTCAGCTTTGCGACTTTCTCGGTTGTTGCTTACAGTCACAAATTCGCACTTTGCCAAACTCCTTGCGATAAAATCAATCGCCGTAAATAGAGCAAGTTCAGTCAGGTGAAACCTCTGTTCATCAACTGTCGAGCCGTCCTCATTAAATTCCGCTGCAACGGCATCTTTTTTAAAGAGATTTTTCACCCAGTTTATTACTTTCATTTTTGTTTTCACCTGCCTTTAAAACACAATCGCGTTAAAACAATTTTTGAGTTCATCAACCGTCATCGGCTGATTTTGTTTCAGTAAATCAAGCTGTGTATATGCGGCGACAAATGCCATAAATCCATCTGTTTTTCGTGATTTTGGCTCAATTTTGCCGTAAATAATATTGCCGTTTTTATCCTCAACGGCAGAAGTGTTGTTTGTGTACCAGCGCATAAGTGCCGAATCGCCCCAAACAATACGATGATTAGCGAAATCAGAGGCAATCAGAGGAGCAACAAGCATTTTATCTGACGGCCTTACAAGTTTTAGATTATTTCGCCCTTTGCGGTCGCATTCAAAACCTAACTGCATTAACGGCTCTTTGAGTAATGTATAGCGGTAGTTATCTAACGCTCCGCCGACAATGTTGTAATGCTCTTTCTGCTCTCTCAACCAGTCGGTGACGATTTCAGGCGGGATTTCCACCCCGTCAACCCTTTGCAAATCTGGCTGTTGAGCATAAGGAAATTTAATCCTGCCCAAATCCGCAGATTGCGAGCAATACCACGAAAATGGTTTCCATACGATTAAGTTATTAACCAAAAACATCAAACCGTTGCCCAAAAAGTCAGTAGTTTTTGTATAGTCAATTCCAAAAATACACGGCTTGCCTTCAAGGTCGGGGAGAGGTCTGTTTGTTGCTTTGATATTTTCCCATGAGGTTACAGGATGAGTTTCTGTGCCTTTCGGGATATTCATTCGTTTAGTCATAAACGCTGAATTATTGATTTTATCTTTTTTCCATCCTTCAAATTCTTTCTTTATTTCTCTTTGTAAATCAGGGAAATATTGTAAAGAAGGATTTGCTTTATACCAATTTTCGGGATTATAAACCTCTTTTTCATCGTCTAAGCGACAAATGAAATAGAGCGTCCCGTTATCCGAAGCATCGCCATTTAAAACTTCAAGCCCTTCCGAAAGTTCGTTATCGAGCGGCCCGTCACGAACATCTCCCATCGTGGTTATTGTCGTCCTACGTGGTAAAGGTTTTTTGCCTAAACCTGTAGTAAAAACGTTAATGAGGTCATAATTTTCGTAAGCGTGTTTTTCATCAAAATCTACCTTGCCCGGTCTGCCGCCGTCTTTCGTTTTGCTGTTTGATGTTCTGTATCTAATCGTCGAGTTTGTTTTTATATTAGTGATTTTGGTTTTATTCCACTTAAAATGCCGCTGCATTTTTGACGCATTATTTTCCAAGATTTCATAAATATCATTAAAACTCGTTTGTGCTTGTTCTTCGGACGTTGCGCAAATATCAATATCGTAGTTTCGCACACCGTTGACCGGAGTTACCAAAGCAAAATCTTCAAAAGCAAGATAACCGTTTTTTCCAGTTCCTCTTCCGACTACACAAACCAAATCAGGGAATCTTAAAACACCGGGAGCAGAGTAGGTGCAATTGTGCAAAGCAAAGCAAAATTTTTCCCATTCAAAAAGTTTATAAGGAAAATATTTCTGCAAAGATAAATACTTTTCAAGCTGTTCTTCGTCAACATAGATTTCTTCATTCTCAAAGACATTTTCAACAAACTTTATCAGCTGAATTTGCTCACGACAAACACGATATTTACCGCTTTTAACAAAGTCGATGTAATCGTCTATGACTTTACAGTTCGTCATCCGAATCACTCTCGACTTTGTCAATTGACAGCCCCATTTGCGAGAGGATCGCTAAACGCTGTTTGTTGTACATTACGGCATTTTTTACTGAGGGGTTGTCCTTCATGTACTCTTTACCTGTGGCACTGATAGCTTTGTATGTCAAGCCATTTTTGCGGATGTCCGCCTGCATTTTACGCTCAAGTTTCGTACAAAAAATATAGCTGTCAATTAAATCTCTATAGACTTCAATGTTTGCCCCCTTCAAAGTCAGTTGCTCAATTAAGCTGTCTTTGATTTCTGCAATTTTAATCTGTGCCATTTATGCTACTCCTCTCTCAAAAATTTCTCGTGTGCGTGCGCGAGACCAAACTGTCTTGCCTTTATACCGTTATCCATTGACCTCAGAATTTTTCGATTTTTTACCCGGGGGTATGTCTTTTTTTTGACTTACCACCTCTCGGCAAACTCATCTTTTAATTTTTTTGATTCGTACTTGTGATGTTCTTTGTAATGGCAGTCTTTGCATAGACATTCGAGGTTGTTAATATCAAGAGCAAGGTCAGGCCTTGCTTTGAGATACAGTTTGTGATGTACCGCCTCGCAAGGGCTGTACTTACCCACAGCACGACAGCGTTCACATTCGTAATGTTCTTTCGCTTTTTTTGCATCTCGAACTCTTTGCCAATCAGCTGTTAAATAAAACCTATATGCCTTACCCTCACGGATTTGACGGACAATCCAGTCCGTTGTTACTTTTCGTTTTATCATTACAATTTAATTTTACAACAGGTTTAATCGCTTCTACTGACATCTTTCTTTGTGCAATATGTACAAATGTTAAGCCCACGAAAGTTTGCACAAAGCAATCGTGCCTCTTTAAGCCAACGAAACACCGTGCGTTCGTCGGTATAATTGCTAACTGCAAACTTAGTCACCCTCAAATTTATCTCACCTTTATGCAATGCCGCTGTTGGTGCAACAAAGTAAACAGCGTTGACAGCTTGACAGATGTAGTCTTTGCCGCTGTTTGTCAAGTCATTGAGTGTGTCTATCACCGCAAGTAAGTCAAGCCGTAACGCTTGACGCATTGTCTCATCGGCAACGACTTGTGCTTTGCTCGGATAACCGAGAGCGGCATAAGTCCTAAATTGCGCAATGGTGTAATCTCTTGTCGAATCTCTCAAATTCTTGCACCTCCGATTTTTTTATGTTTGTGAGTGTCGGCCAAGTAAGTAAAATAAAAGCTTGCTCCTGTGTAGTCATTTATCCACATTTCGTCTTTGTAAAAATAATATCCCTCGGGACAAGGCAAAGCCTCACCTCGTTCGAGTTTTCTGTATTCTCGTTTTTTTCCTTCAACAACTTTGACATCAGGTTTGGCAAGGTTGCGAGATGTTTTCAAGCGCTTCTTACCATTGACATCTTTGCGGATGTACTTGGCAAGATCAGCATAGTTTCCGTCTTGGTAAAGTGGTGTGAAATTGATTCCGTTTTTCCATGGCCAACACTCCGTTAATATTTCTCTGACGCAATCTTCAATCACGATGTGCAAATGCCAATTCTTTCCGAGCTTGCCACATTCGCAGTAGCCGATGTATTTAAACTTGATTTGTTTCTTATCTGTCCTGCGTTTCACTCGCTTAAAAAAATTCGATACAACCCTCTCAAATTCATCTTCGGTAAATTTGCCAAACGGAGCGGAGAATCTTGCGAACCAGTCCCCCTCAGAGAAGTTGCAGAGGATAAGCCTCTGTGTGTGTTGTTCTCCTCTGATGCGGTTTGCTTTGGCTTGCTTTTCGTTTGTTCGGGATTGATTGATTTGTCGAGCAAGATTTTTCTTATTACGTTTGCGAATGGACTTGTAATATTTAACCTCAAGCAAAGGGCCTGATTTAATTTCGGCTTTGTACGTAAACATATTTAATCCTTTATTATATATGTAAAAACTAAAACGGTCACTTAATTAATTCCTTGAGCAGGCTATTAAAGGAGTATCTCAACTCCTTTTTTGTGACTATTATTATTCTGTTATCGTATTAAAAAGTCAGATGATATAAATATGCAGTAGTCCGTCTGACCACCGAACTACTGCTCTGTGCAACCTTGCCGCTGCAATTGTGTGTTTGATTTTTGGTGCATTCTTTTTAACAGCTTAATCAAAAGCGGAAGTCGTCGCTTTGATTACTTTTTTGAATATAGGATTTAACTTGATTTGAATTTTCTTTAAGATTTTGCACACGGCAAGAATATTGCCTTACTTTAAATACCGAAGTATTCTTTGTAGCTTTTTGCGATTCCTCGACAATCATCCGACTTAACCGGCACGTGACAAGCTACCTTTCTAATGTTATCAGCATCCAGCTCTTTGAAAATTTCTGATGCTCTCGTTTCTTCCGTTGACTTGTAAAATTTAAAGAGCAAATCCACAAATGGTATGTTGCCGAACTCGTCCAAAAACGCTGTATCATTTTCGGTTAGTGTTTTTAAACATTTTTCCTTGTATGTATCCGATGTGTCCGATAAGATAAAAAGTTTGTTATAAACATCGTGCTTTGTGAGCAGGTCAATTATCTGTAAAGCGATTTGCAACACATTAGTATCGTGATCAGCAATTGCCTTTGACAGCTCCGTTAGCTTGCAGGAGGTTTCTCTTGTGCGTTTAATCCACTCGATATGCTCTTTGCCAGCAAAAAATGTGTCAGTTCTAAATCTGCGATACTCTTGCAATAATTTATACTTAGCCTTGACGCAAGACTTAGCGGATAGTAAGCCTATCTTTGTGCAGCTGTATATGGCAGACATCGACAACACTAACCAACGATTAAACATATCCAAGCTATTGAGCGTAGCCACATCAAGGTCACCGTCAATAAAACCTATCACAAGTTTGTCGAGTTCCGACAATGTTTCTGCCGGTGTCGGCTTGTCCTGCGTTTCCACTGGAATTGTTTTTTTGGGTTCAGTCATCATTTTTTCCACTCTCCTTACCTGCTTTATTTTTCTTTTCAAAATAAAATACAACAGGATTGTCAGTTTTTTTAATGAGGCCATATTTTATCGCTAATCGAAAAATAAAAACCTTTTCGAGGCCCGAAAGCAACTTTCCCAATGCTTTTTTAAAATCTTCGACTGTCCTTGTTGACTTATAAAAATTGCACATTCTGCAAGCAGGATTATAATTTTCGATGTCATTCGTACCATTGTACCAGTACACGCTCTGTATATGGTCAACCTGCATGTCCTTTAATTCGAGTGTACAACCGCAGTACGCACAGCGGCCGCCGTACTTCTCGTAAACTTTAAGCCTTGTTGCTTTTGATATCGATTTTCTCTGACTCAACCAAATCACTCTCCTCAATCATTTTCTTTTCCTCCTAATTTGCGTAATCGTACAAACCGAGCGGTTTAATTTTTCTTGCGGCGATTTGCGCTACAAATTCTCCGTAGCTGTAGTTTGTGCCGTGCTTTGCATTGTAATCGGCACAGTAAAGACACATTCTGTCTATTCGGTCGAGTTTCTTCTTGCGACCTCGTTTCTTTTTTTCTTCACTCATTTATTTCACCTAATTTCAAATACTTTAATATTTTTTTGCTTGCCTCGTCGCAACCATAACATACAGCGACAGCGTAGCCTTGTTCATTAAGGCTTTTAAGCCATTCGGTTTGTTTTTTGGTCGGCTTATTTTTGCCGTACTTAAGTTCAATAAACAAGCCGTGATAACCTCCACGGCTGACCGGTAAAAACAAATCCGGCACACCTGCCTTTACCCCTTGCTTTTTAAGGTTGGCCGCTTCGAGCTTATTCCTACTCCCACCGTTCGGAATGTGGAACATCAAATCAATTTCAGGATACTTTGCCCGGATGAAGGTCGTCCACTGAAATAACTTCCGCTGTTGGTCAGCTTCATACTGCTTCATCGGCAGGTCATCCTTTCTTGTTTTTCAAAATCATATCGCTTTCAATGTATAATGATTTCAATTGTCTCACAAAATCTTCATCAACAATTTCATAAGCACATATAAAGCCGTATGCAATCATTCCAAATTTAACAGCGAAGTACGGAGTACCTTTGAAGTCCTTACGCAGTGCAAGTGCCATTGTTTCGTTTGGCATATCCACAAAAGGATTAAGATATACTCTGTCAATAAACATTAAGCCCTCTGCGGTGCTAATCGGGAGCATTACTTTACCGTCGTATATAATGCTTATATCCCACATTTCAGCCGGTGTTTCATCCGCCAAATAATCCTCAACATCAATCAACGGCTTGGTTTGACTGATTGTAAATCTAATCTTATCTCTCTGCGCATCGTTGATGTCATAGAGTTTGCATATGTAATCTTCATTGAGTTCCGGCAAGCCGAAAATAGGATAGACCGCATAGCCATCTGACAGCCATTGCTCACCTTTTTCATTACCAAAGATTGAAATAACTTTATTCTTTTTACATATGTCGAATGCTTTTTTTATTTTCATTGTTAAACCTCATTTCAACAGTTCATCTATCGAAATTTTAAATAAATCTGATATAGCTATTATGGTATTAATATCAGGTTCAAATTTTCCGTGTTCATAGTTAGATATACTTGTTCTACTCAAGCAGAGCTTTTCGCCTAATTCTTCCTGCGTTAATTTATGTTTAAGCCTTAACGCTTTTAATTTTTCGGGGAACGCCAATATTATCACTCCTCATTTAGTAGCCCCAGCTGTTGTGCCAACGCAACAACAGCGTTTACAATCAAATGCAAATCCTTGCCTTTAATATCGCACATACGATATCTGACTTTGATAGTTTCTTCTTCATTGTCGATTTCATCAAAACTAACAACTACACCTTTATTTAAGGTTTCTATTTC